CTCGATATCGAAATCAGCGTCACGGGCGGCAAGAACGATCAGCCGATTAAAATCGAGCCGCGCAAGGTTAAGGACGGCGAGGAGCCAGACCCGATCTATTGCGACCTCGAAAGCATCACCATCCCCGGCTGGCTCGATGAGGATGGCGAGCCCGTCAAAAGCGCCGTGCCGATCAAGGTTGCCGCGCCGGAGAAGGCGAAGCCGGGGCGCCCGGCGCATGACAACAAGCAAATCTTTCGTCGTGCATGGTGGGATCAGAAGGATGAGGCTGAATACACGGACGACGGCGCACCCTACCTGACACGAGCCGCGCTGGCGCACTTTTTGGAGCATACAATAGGCAAGAAGGACACCGTGGCGAAGCAATATGCGAAAGAAAGCGGGCCGTTCATCAAGCCCCTGATCGACGCGAAATGGCTTGTCCCCTACGGTCAAGGTTACGCTATTGCGGATGATGACGACAAGCTGTCAATGGTTAAGGTCAAGCCGTAAAGAAATTAAAAAACCCTGAATAATTAATTTACTTACAGGGGGGCAAATGCGCGTAATTCGGTAAATAAAATAACCCCCCCTCTATAGAGGGGGGTTTTCTTTACCGATACGAGCGGCGGGTTTCTGGGCGATTAGGGAAATATTTTCGCAGGGGGCTTTACATATGAAAAGATTTCTCGTATAGTCTGAGGGTAGGTTGATAACAGGAGCTTGAGCATATGAACACGAACATCAAGAACATTCCCGAAGGCCGCATGTATTTCACAGAGTACGGTTATTCAGACGCAAAAGTCTGGGTTGAGGTATCCCGCTCAGAGACGGGGAAAACTGTTCATCTCGCGCCTGTCGAGGTTTCAGTAGACCCTGAGTGGAAAGAAAAAATGCAGGCCGATATTGGCGGGTTTTGCGCACACGTATCCAATCAGAATGAACAGACATGGATATTTAAGCGCATTGTTGATGGATCGACTAAGACTGTTCGTAAAACAAAAAAAGGATGGTCGAGCAAGGGAGTGCAGTTTGTTGAAGATAAGGCTCGACACTTTCACGATTACAATTTCTGAAAAGAGGGGCTCCGGCCCCTCCACCCTGATTTAATTCCTAGAGGAGCAAGCTATGAAATCGATTAAGATCACCGACACCGCCGCGATCACCGCCGCCCTTGCTGAAGTCAACGGCAAGGCGACTGCGCACACGTATACGCACGCACATCAAGTGGCGAAAATTGCAGAGGAGGCTGAAGCCGAACTTGAGGCATTTGGCATCCCAAAAAAATACCGCGCTGGCGCACGATATGCCGCGCAGTCAGGTAGCAGGCTGGCAAATGCATACAAGCATGGCGCGATCACAACCGGTGTGACGCTGACGCGCAATAGCACTGGCTGGACAGTTGCCAGCGTATCGCAGATCACATTGTATCCCGGACAATCGCCCCAGCCGATCCTCATTTTGACCACCTCGCAGGACGCAATCGCCGTCGCTAATTTTCGCAGCAAGTACAGTGTGCAATCATGAGTCGACAGTTCCAAGCCCCCCGCTACGCAGCCACCACGTACTCTGTCACCAACCTCGCGCTCGACACGGGCGCGACCTTCTCCGGCGAACTATCTATCGAGCCGGATGGGTTCTCGTCGGAAGATTGGTACATTTACCGGGCCTGCGCTGACGACCCGGAGGATGAGGAAAAGATTGTCTATTTCGATTCGGAGACGAACGCGGAGACTTTTCAAGACATCTGTCGGGCGGTCTATGGAGACGTCTATCTTTGCATGGCGATTGGCGGGGAGGCGATGGAGTGAGCGCCCTCCTAAAACGCTACCGCTACAAAGGCCAATACGGCTATATTTACATCATGGCGATCAATGACGACGACGCCCTGATCCAAGCCAAGCGGTCGCTCTATCACAGCGATCAGCCAGATGTGGGCAAACTGGAGAGATTTAACCCGAAATCTTTACAATACGAAAAGGCTGCGCCATAGTCGGGGCAGATCGGAGCATCGACAATGACGCCAGTTCGGGAATTTATGAGAGCGCAGAACCTGTCTAACCGGGACATGGCCGGGTTAACCGGGGTCACCATGCGGACGATTATCAACTGGGCGGAGGGGCACAAAACCCCGCCGCTTGCTGTGCTCATCCTGATCGGTGGTGTAAATTCAGGGCGGCATAGCTTAGAGTGGTGGAGGGAAGCCGCCAAGGGCTCAAAGGGTGAACTGTGAAGAAAATGGATCAAACTCTTTTAGATTTTGCTCAATTAAGGAAATCTGAAAGAGCGGACAATGCTCAAATCGTTTCTGAATTGATGGAAAAGGGCGTGCCGCTCCTTACAGCACAAAGCATTGTTTCTCATTGTAAGCCTTTGCCAGCAAACCAGAAAGCAATGATGTAGTGAAAAAACCTGTTGGCTCTATAAAAACCGCATGGCCCGCCGATCATGTGGAGCGGCGTTCGGTTGAAAGCCTGATCCCCTATGCCCGCAATGCCCGGACCCACTCGGACGAGCAGGTGGCGCAGATCGCTGCGTCCATCAAGGAGTGGGGGTGGACGACGCCCGTCTTGGTGGACGAGGAAGGCCAGATCATCGCAGGACACGGGCGCGTTATGGCGGCTCGCAAACTGGGGATCGAGGAAGTTCCGGTAATGATTGCGCGCGGCTGGAGCGAGGCGCAGCGGCGGGCTTACGTGTTGGCGGATAACCAGCTGGCGGCGAACGCTGGCTGGGATATGGAGATTTTGAAGGTTGAACTTAACGATTTAACAGAGATGAAGTTTGATCTTGATTTGATAGGGTTTGATCTCGACTTAATAGGGCTTGACCAAAAAGATATAGAAGAAACAGAAAATATTTACTCTGATAAAATTGCTACTCCCATTTATGAACCGGGTGAATCAAAGCCATTAGTCGAAGATTTATATGATGATATGAAAGCAATGGATTTGATCGTCTCGGTGAAAGAAAGCAAACTATCTGAAAGAGAAAAGAATTTTTTGATGGCGGCTGCTTCTCGTCACATTGTTTTTGATTATTCTAAGATTGCTGACTTTTATGCTCACTCTTCAGATGAGTGCCAAAAGCTAATGGAGAAAAGCGCACTTGTTGTTATTGATTTTGAGCAGGCTATATCAAATGGATTTGCTAACGTATCTAAGCAAATGAATGATCTTATAAATTACGATGAAGATCACAATGAAGAATGAATATATTCTGGTCAGGCACGGGCAAACTTACTGGAATAAGAATGGCATCATGCATGGCCAGTACGATATTCCCTTGAATGATACTGGTCACAAACAAGCGAAGAAAGTTTCGCAAGAATTAAAGCACGATCATTTTGACCTTTGTTACTGTTCGCCATTACAGAGAGCGAAATCAACAGCTGCTCGCATTCTTCTCAATCATCGCAATACAAAAGAGATATATGACAAAAGATTGATGGAGTTAAACAAAGGGCTTCTAGAAGGCCAACATCTGAATAGCGAAAAATTGCTGAAAAGCGAGAACTACAAATTTTTGAAAAAATATCAAATTGAAAGCAAGAAAGATTTTCTTATCAGAGTAAAAGAGTTTGTTACAGATGTTGAGAGCAGACACACTGGAAAGCGAATCTTGATTGTAGCTCATAGCGGCACAATTAAAATGCTCATGTTCGTTTTTGACCCACCAAAAAAAGAATTGCATAAAGCGTACTACGATCTGCACATTAAAAACTGCAAACCTTACAGAATTAAACCACTATCGAAGAAAGTTGACAAAATGAAAATTGGCTTTTTTCCCATGGTCGCAGATATTCTGCACGCAGGTCATGTGATAGCTCTTGAAGAAGCAAAGAAACATTGCGACCTTTTGATCGTTGGCCTTCATTGCAATCCATCATATAAAGAACCAAGGCAATCAATCTACGAACGATACATGCAACTGCGTGCGGTAAAATTTGTCGATGAAGTCATTCCTTACCAAAGCTCAGAGCGCGATGCTGATATGTTTGTCTCTCTTGAATACGACGTATATTTTCTAGGAGAAGATCACCGTCAAGACGAATGGGAAATGAAAGACAAGGTCGAAGCTCTCGACAAAGAAATCATCTATCTTAAGCGCAAACATAGATATAGCAGCACAAAGGTGAAGAATGGAGACCTATAAAAATTATGCGGTTTTCATATTGACGCACGGAAGACCTGACAATGTAATTACTTACAATGTTTTGCGTAGCTCTGGCTATACAGGGAAAATTTATCTCATTGTCGATGATGAAGATCAGACACTCGATGAGTACAAAAAAAGATACAAAAATGAAGTCATAATATTCAGTAAGAATGACTATCAAGGCAAGTTTGACTTGATGGACAACTTTAGGGGAAACAAGGTAATTGTTTACGCTAGAAATGCTTGCTATGATATCGCGAGAAATCTAGGGCTCGATTATTTTTTTGAGTATGAAGATGATTATACTAGTTTCAACCATCGCTACATTGATAGAGATAAACTTAAAGCAGTTCGATGCAATCGAATGGATGATGTTTTGCTAAACATTATCGAATTATTAGATACTACAAAATCTACAACGATTGCGCTTGCACAAGGAGGAGACTGTATAGGGGGTGCTAGTGATTTCAATAGGATCAATTTTTTACGCAAAGCAATGAACAGCTTTTTGTTTAAAGTGAACGAAGACCCAAAAGACGATTGCATTTTTATCGGAAGAATGAACGACGACGTAAATACATATCTGACACAAGGAAAAATCGGAAAGCTATTTTTTCAAATCGCTCATGTGATTTTGATACAAAAAGCTACTCAGTCGAATGCTGGGGGAAATACAGAAGCATATAAAGAATTTGGAACTTACTTAAAATCATTTTATTCTGTGATGGCTGCACCTAGTTGCTGCAAGATAACAATGATGGGCACTTCTCATCAGCGCATACATCACAAAATAAATTGGAATAATGCAGTACCAAAAATTCTTCATCAACGATATAAAAAGACAAACAGAGAGATGACCCATGTCCGCCCCATACAAGCCTGACGAAAAATCCAGCAAGCAAATCTCGCTCATGGCGGGAATTGGGCTGACGCACGATCAAATATCAAAGGTGATCGGGATCAGCGATGAGACCCTGCGCAGGCATTACAAGAAAGAGTTGGAGATATCCAAGTCGCTCCTGAACACGCAGGTGGCTGGAAATCTTTACAGCATCGCTACCAGCAAGGATCACAAGGGCGCCGTCACGGCTGCTATCTTCTGGCTCAAGACGCAGGCCAAGTGGAAAGAGACCATTGACCTATCAAGCGAAGACGGAACAATGACTCCGAAAGCAGGTCTGGATGTTTCAAAACTATCAGTTGAAACTCTAACTGAAATCATGTGCGCAGCTGATGCTTCTAAGCAAAAGTGATCTACTCGCCGTTGAGCGAGAGCTTTGCTCAAGATCGCTTGCACAATTTACGCAAAGGTCGTGGCATGTTTTGGAACCTTCAACGCCGCTTAAATGGGGTTGGGCATTAGACGCCATCTGCGAACATCTGGAAGCCGTGACAAGCGGTCAAATTCGCCGCTTACTTATGAACGTGCCGCCCGGAACTATGAAATCTTTAGCCACCGGCGTTCTTTGGCCTGCATGGGAGTGGGGACCGCGCGGAGCGCAAGAATTGCGCTACCTTGGCACGGCGCACAAACAAGATTTGGCCGTTCGCGATAATTTGAAATGCCGCAGGCTTATACAGTCGCAGTGGTATCAAGAACGCTGGAAGGTCGAACTGACCGGAGACCAGAACGCTAAGACCAAATTTGAGAATACGCGCACCGGCTTTCGTGAGGCTATGGCTTTTGAAAGCATGACAGGATCGCGCGGTGACAGGGTTATAATTGACGATCCGCATTCCGTTGATGATGCAAACAGCATCGCGAGACTTCGCGGAGGCATAACCACCTTTCGCGAGGCACTTCCTTCGCGCGTCAATAACGAGCATTCCGCAATCGTCATTATCATGCAGCGTCTCAATGAAGGCGATGTTTCTTCGGTTGCGCTAGAGCTTGGCTATGAGCATTTGTGCATCCCGATGCGCTATGAGCCCGGCGGAAAGAAGGCTAACGGTATTGGCTGGGTGGACCCAAGGTTGATCGATGGCGAGTTGATGTTTCCAGAACGCTTTCCGTTAGAACAAGTTGAAGAGCTAGAAAAGTCTCTTGGTTCCTATGCCGTCGCCGGACAGCTACAGCAGCGCCCCGCCCCTCTCGGCGGCGGCATCTTCAAAGACGCATGGTGGCAGATGGCAGAGGCCGCGCCTCCGATCCTCTGGCGCACGATCTACGCCGACACGGCGCAGAAAACAAAAGAGCAAAACGATTTCTCCGTCATGCAATGCTGGGGGCGAACCGTAAATGGGCAGGCCGTCCTTCTCGATATGGTGCGCGGAAAATGGGAAGCACCCGAACTCGAAACGATGGCCCGCGCCTTCTGGGCAAAGCACAAGGCGACTGACAATCAGGGGACGCTGCGAGCATTCAAGGTCGAGGATAAAGTCAGCGGGACGGGGCTGATCCAGAAACTAAAGCGCGAAGGCATCCCGATGCTTGGCATCCAGCGTGATCGTGACAAAATTTCACGGGCGTTTGACACAGCGCCTTTCGTCCAGTCCGGGAACGTGTTAATTATGCGTAATCTGCCGGGATTGGCCGATTTTCTCAGCGAGGCGGCATTGTTTCCAAACGCGGCGCATGATGACATGATCGACGCTGCAATGTCTGCCATCAGTGACATTCTGGCAGCGCCAGCCGCGCCTGCTATCCGCGCTTTGTGAGGCATCAATGGATTTTCTAAAAATGTTTCGCGGGCGTGAGGTGAAAGAAAGCGCAGCCTCAAAGATCATCGTGACTAACCCCGGCCAGCCTGTCTGGTCACCGCGCAATTACGAACAGTTTGCACGCGAAGCATACGGCAAGAACGTCGTCGCTTATCAGTCGATCAACAAGATTGCGGAAGCTATTTCCTCCGTGAAGCTGCTTGTCTTTCGTGGCGAGCAAGAGCTAACGGCGCATCCGCTTATCAGCCTTCTGGATCGCCCGAACCCGATGCAATCCGGCGCGGATTATATGACGGCCAAGATTGGTTATCTACTGATTGCAGGCAATGGTTACGAAGAGCGCGTGAAGATTGGACAAGATGTCCGCGAGCTTTACCAGCTTCGCCCGGATCGCATGAAGATCATGCCGTCCAATAATGGCGTGCCATCGGCTTACATCTACACAGTTGCAGGGCGAACCGTGCGGTGGGATGTGGACCCGCGCACGCTAGATAGCGATGTTCGCCACCTGAAGATGTTCAACCCTGTTGATGACTGGTATGGCCTAAGCCCCGTCGAGGCTGGCGCCTACGCCATCGATCAGTTGAACGAAAGCATGGCGTGGTTGCAGGCGCTTCTGCAGAACAGCGCGCGACCCTCTGGCGCTCTTGTTATCAAGGATGGTGGGAGCCTCTCGGATGATAACTTCAACCGCCTGAAAGCACAGATCGAAGAGCAATATTCAGGCAGTCGAAACGCTGGTCGCCCGATGCTTCTCGAAGGCGGGCTTGATTGGCGGCAGATGGGCTTGAGCCCGACAGACATGGGCATCATCGAGGCGAAGTTCAGCGCAGCGCGTGATGTCGCTCTTGCGTTTGGCGTGCCTCCGTTGCTGCTGAATATCCCCGGCGACAATACCTATTCGAACTACAAAGAAGCTCGCCTTGCGTTCTGGGAAGACACCGTTCTCCCATTGATGAACACGATCCTGAACGATTGGAATAACTGGTTGGCTGCGCCTTATGGCGTCACCATCCGCGCCGATATTGATGACATCCCGGCGATTGCGGAAAAGCGCCAACAGCTTTGGCAGATGGCGGATGCATCCAACGATCTAACGATCAACGAACGCCGCGCCATGAAAGGATACG